CCACCATAATCTCTAAGTGTGCTACGTTCCTATCAACACAGTCTTGTTTATCTTCTGCTTCATCATCTGCCATTGCTGTACCTGCAATGATAGCATTGATAAGGTCTACTGAGTGACCCATAGCTGTGTAGTCTTGTGCTATTTCTTCTGTTGTTTTTTCGTCTGCCATTTTTATTTTCCTTTTAAGTTATATTGCAGATATTATAAATGCTAGTAATTGATTATACCTAACACCCAACCTTGTCTTACTTGTGTAACCCTCAGTTGCTTCATCTTTAGTGTCCATATATGTGTAAGCATCTTGTGCTTCTATACCATTCTCTTCATCTGCTTCTATTGCATCTACAGATATTTCTTTTTCCCACCAAGTATCAGATATAAACATTGCATAGTCACCTGCATCTAAACCCTCTGCTGTAAAAGCATCTTGTAAGTCTTGTGCTATAATACCAAAGTGAGTTCTTGCATTGTCACCTTTTTTAGCGACTGAATCTTTCCATCTAAACTTTCTCATAAGACCTTTAGCAACCACAGCTACCCTTTGTTCCGCTTCACTTAGCTCTTCTATGTCTTGCTTTTCATTTCTATCTGAGGTTTGAATTGTTCCATTGGTTGCACGAATATCATCAAATCTAGCAGTTGCATTTCCTAAATCAACAGCATTATCCCTTTTAGAACCATTACTATTTGCAGGATAAATTTCTGGAACACCATTATTAAATACAAGATTAGTTTCAGAATTTCCTAAATATAATCTAGAAGCACCAGATGCAACTATAGAACCAATTTGCCCAACAATATTATTATCTTTTAAAAACTGAGTAATAATACCATCAGAACCAACTCTATTTAAATAAGCAACTCTGTTGTTTGACCTATAAGCAACAATTTGACCATCTGCTCTTAATTCTGCACCTGCACCTGCTCCAGTAGAAGTTTTCCCCACCAAGAAGTTGCCACTATTATCAAATACACCTCTAGGATTACCATCACCATCTGATAACACAATGTTATTGCTTGATGTTCTTATGTCTAAGCCACCTTCATTACCACTATAATTACCAATGATGGTGTTCTTAGCACCAGTGCTGATTAGGTGTCCACAGTTATATCCCACATAAGTGTTATAACTTGCTGTTTGGTTATCCCTTCCAGAGTAACTACCTATATAAGTATTATTACCACCTGTGGTTATGTTACGACCTGCATCATAGCCAGACACTAGGTTGCCTGAACCACTTGTTATATTATCCCCAGAACCTGTACCTAACGCAGTATTGCTAGTGCCTGTAGTGTTATTATATAATGCCCGATATCCCAATGCTGTGTTGTTAGATGCCGTGGTATTTTCCCGAAGTGATTCATATCCTATAGCTGTATTGGTAGAGCCAGTAGTATTTCTAAATAATGCACCATTGCCAGTAGCAGTATTATTATCACCAGATGAATTAGTTTGTAATGTATCAACACCTACAGCCACGTTACCATCACCTTCAGTATTGCTGTCTAGTGCATCTTTACCTATTGCAGTATTTGAAGACCCAGTTGTATTTTGTTGTAAAGCAAGATAGCCTAACGCAGTATTATTTGCACCTGTCAAATTATCTCTTAATGCAGTATAACCCATAGCAGTATTGGCAGATGCTGTAGTATTTTCTTGCAGAGCCTGTCTTCCAAATGCCGTATTATACGAACCTGTTGTATTTTCCTCTAAAGAATTATATCCCACAGCAGTACCACTTGAACCAGTTGTGTTTGAGTTTAATGCTTTCCAACCAACGGCAGTCAGATTAGGTGTAGTATTTGCATATAATGCTTGATAACCAACCGCTGTACAGTTAGAAGCTGTGGAATTAGAATATAATGATTGTTGCCCTAATGCTGTATTAAGTGTGCCTGTAGTATTTGTGTACAAAGAATTTTGACCAACAGCAGTGTTATTAGATGCTGTGTTATTTGTCAAAGCAGAACGACCTAAAGCAGTATTGTTGCCTCCTATAATATTAGCGTCTAAAGCTCCTACCCCAACACTTATATTCTCACTACCAGTTGTGTTAGCAAGCATAGAGTTAAAGCCTACTGAAATATTGTTTTGACCACTTGTGTTTGCAGTTAAAGAAGCTGAACCAATGGCAGTGTTTCTTGCACCACTTAAAGACCCATCAGCTAATGCTGTATTTCCTAAAGCTACGTTATCTGAACCAGTTGGATAATTACCATCTAGCTTGATTGTGCCACCATCTACTGAGAGGTTACCTGAAGCAGTTAATGTAGTAAAAGCACCAGTAGAAGGACTGCTTGCACCAATAGTCGCACCATCAATAGTACCTCCATCAATGTCAGGCGATGTCATTGCATCAGTGCCAACTTCCTGCTTTTTGAGCAAACTTGCCATCTCTCTAATAGCATTATTGATGCCTGAAGGTGGACATCCCTCTGCCACATTTACAGAATTTATGTCTGTGTTATTTGAAGCTACTGCGTCAAATTGTGAGACTTTCGTTTTCGCCATTTATCTATCTCCTATTCATTCCGAAAAAGTTTGCATCCTCTGCGTTTGAGCCTAACAGACCGCCATATGCAGGCGACCCTCTTCCAATAGCAGGGGCAAGCAATCGTGTAGTGAAATCTCTAACCGCAGGAACACCTAAACGACTATATGCAGGAACAGTTAATCCTGAACCTACACCTACTGATATTGGGTCTATAGCTAAACCGCCACCCAAAGCAAAACTACCTAACATAGATCTATCTGCTGTACCTGAGTTTGGTAGCCTTTGTTTTATTGTCTCTTGTCCTGCTCTTACTAGCGGTTGCATATCTGCTTTGCCTCTAGCAAAATCTTTGTTTCGCAAAGATGTGTCAGCCTTTTTTATATTTCTTAAAATTTGATCGGCAGTAAATTCACCACCCTCACTTTGTATTACAGTTCTTTCAACTGGTAATAGTCTTTTAAAAGACTTATCTATTGCATCTAACTTTGCTTTTTGCGTTGGGTTAGTGTCTTTTAAAATTTCTATTAAACTTTTTTCAACATTCTTATAAGAACCAATTAAGTCATCGCTAAACAATGTGGGCTGTGATGCACCTATCTTTCTAGCTTTGGTTCTAAGCTGTGAAATAGCTGTTTTATATGCTTGCCCTGATATATTGCCATCTGCATCAAATTTTGAATAAATTATTTTTTCTAAATCTTTGAAAAATACTTTTTCTAAATTATCATCTAATGTCTCTGCTGAATTATAAATTGCATCATCTATTTTAGATTGCACTGACTGCCTGTTAGGTAACTTAAGTGTAGGCACAACATCTTCATATGCTTTGGAAACAACTGTCTCTACAGCATCATATAATTCATTTCCAGTCTTGCCTTTTACAACTTCTTTAGGATTTACACCTAATGTCTTTAATGGCTCTAAAACTTCTTCATAAACAGTTCTGTCAAATGCCTGCTTAGATCTTTTTTTAGCATTTGAGATAGCTGACCCAACAAAAGGCACTGAGGTCATTGCCTCTTCAACCCTTTTTAAACCACCACCTACAGCATCACCTACTGTAACTGGCACTCCCCTTTTAATTAATTCTTTTGCACTTTCAGTCGCATATGGAGCAACCTTTTGTAATGTGCCTCCAGTCAATCCGCCAACTGTTGTACCAATTGTTCTGTCTAATGGATCATCGCTGTCTGTTGCAAATCCACCATAAAATCCACCCATAAGTCCTGCACTTTTTACAGCATCCAATCCTTTTTTAGCTAATCTTGCACCACCAAATACTGCTGTTGGAATACTGCCTGCAATTTCAGATCCATAAGCATATAATGGCTCTTGCTCTCTAAATGATTTAAGGTCGCTTCTAATAGAATTGACTGTTTCATCATAGGCAGTTTGGAAATCTTTGCCTTCAGCAAACTTGGCATACAAACCTTTAGCTAATCCTGCTATTTCGTCAGAAGATCCCATTGTTAAACCCTGCAAAGCAGACTGAGTAATGCCAGTTAATTTTCCAACTTTGTTTTGAGGAGATGTTTTTTGCGTATTTGCTTCACCCAACAATCTTGCTTTACCCATTATTCAATTACCCCAATCTGTCCATCTAATTTAAAGAATTGTCCTTCTTTAAGTCTATCTTCAGCATCTTTAATTGATTTCACTGGTATAGGTTTTAAGTAACCACCTAAAATTGGTAACTTAGACTGAACAACTTTTGATCCATCTAACCCATAATCTTTAGCCAATCCTAAGTAATTTTTTTCTAAAACTTCTTGCTTTCTTACTGAAGTTAAAACTTGCTGTTTTGCACTGTCCAAAAACATTTTTCTTGCTTCAGGACTTAGCCTTTGTCCATCTATTACTCGGTTGTAAATATTTATTATCTGTTGAGAGACACCCTGACTTTCTTCAGCATTTGTATACTCACCTTCTTTAACAGCAGAGTTAGGATCTATTGTTTTCATATAAGCAAATACTAGTGCCAAATCGTTTGCTCCCGAAGGAGTTGCATTGGAGGCAATAGCCACTTTATTAAAACCTTCTAATGCTAATACGTTTGTTTTACTTTCTTTAATAAAACTATCTCTAAGATTTTTTTCTTGTGAAAATTTAGTTTTTGCATCGTCTTTTCCAGTTTTTTGCTGATCTAACTGCATCTTCTGAACTTCATTTAGATACTTAGCCATCTCTAATTGGTTCTTCAAAGAGTTTTGGCTTCTTTTACTTTGCCTATCTTCTTCAGCTTGCTTACCCTTTAAATATGACTGTATACCAACACCAAATGCTTGACCCAATGTTGGGGCAGGCTTTCCTACTGAGTAACCACCTAACTTCATAAGTTCAGAGGCAGAATTTAAAGCACCAAAAGTTCTCGGATCACTAAAAGAATTTCCTAATAAACCAGTATTTGTTTGTGTTGTTTCAGGACTGGTTAACAATGTTGGTGTGCTTTTAAATGGTGTGCTTTGTATAACACCTACATTAGTCATAGGTCTTACTGGAATATTGTTTCCTGACCTCATTGTAACTGTATTATTATAATCTGTTAAAGTATTTCTATCGTCAATCTGAGGCAAGCCAGTTACCTTTACTGGACTTTGCATATAGGATGCGTTTCCGCCAACCATACCTCTTCTTAATCCAGTTAAAGGATCAATATTTCCTAATAAAGCATCTATTGGTCTAGTACTCATTATATTAACCCTAACAATCCGCCACCGATTGCCCCCATTCCTGCATAAGATGGATTAATTAACGATGCTAATTGTGCCCCTCCTAAAGCACCGCCTAAAGCACTAGCACCTTGATTTCTAAATACTGGCTGTATTGTGTTTGATCCGACAGTACCGCCACTAATCAAAGCCATATAGTTTCTTAGCTTCTGATCATCTATGTTTTGTTCATAATTATATCGATTTATATTGTCCTGCAAACTCGCCATAGCATCACTCTCTCTTGCTGATCCAACCTGAGCAAGTCTTTGTGCATCTCTGTAATCAAGATCAGCAAAAGTAGGTGATAGTTTTGCACCCTCTAGCTGTCTTGCCATTCTTGCAGTATCCATAGCACTTAGTGCAGATCCGCCTGCCAATCGTCTTTGTATGTCAGCCTGAGACAAGTTACCTAAAGCACTCAAAGCACCTGACTGATTAGCAAATTGTTGTTGTGCTAGATTACCTAACTGCTGTTGTGCATTTAACTGATTTTGTCTTTCTCGCTGATAATCACCATAAGATATATTTGATGCCACATCACCTAATGACTTAGCTAAAACATCCTGATTTGCACCTGATCCATATCTGCCTGACATAGCAAATTGTGATTGTATTTTGTCTTTTACTGGATCTATAGCTCTATCGATAGCACCCTGCAAATAAGGATTACTACCTAACATATCGCCTCTTGCGGTGGCTCTTGTGTAGTCTAGAACCTCATCAAAATTAGCACCGCCTAACATATTTCTTGCCATTGGCATTGCTTCGTTTTGGTATCCGCCAGTTGAGGCTCTTTGGAATATGTTTGAACCTAATCCTAAACCGCCACCAGTTTGAGCGATATTACCAATATAATTTTGTGCATTATTAACGAGAGAACTACCCGCTAAGGCTCTGTCTCTTGTCATATTAAGAGCCATTTCACTTTCAGGACTAAATCCTACAGTCGTTGAAAATGGATAATATGAAGGCATTTCAGAAGTGTATCTGTCTTTAGCCTGAGCTAATCCATACTCTAAAAAGGGTTTTGCGTACTCAGGTGGTTCAACTGTTGTATTGACTGTACCTGAAGATCCGCCTCCGCCACCACCTTTTGACATATTAATATTCCTTTACTAAAACGATTGCAGTTGGTTCGTAGTCTTTCATTACTTTTTCCCAACCCTTTCTGCCTATAATTTCAACCGCTTCACATCGGTATAATATAGACCATTTTCTTATTTTTGGCTCTACCTCTAACAGAGTTTTAAGGTTACCGCCTGCAAGCCAAAATCTCAGTGTCCTGCGTTGAGGGTAACTGACAATTTCAGTCACCACAGCACTGTCCTTTAATGCCCATAACTGAGCATCACCTCTTTTGACGATATCTATAACTTGTTCGTAAGTATGACTATTGTGAGCATACCTAAGAGCATCAGTAATCCACTTTCTACACCGATTAGCATTAGCCGAAAACGATATATGCGTAGGATCTAGTGGTCGTAGCACTTGCATGATTTAATGTTGCCTGCCCCTTTTGCCTGCCAGTTACATGAATATTTTCTGTAGAGGCATCGCTTGTTGTTGGCATAAATAGGATGACACTGTCGTCACCTATTCGTGCATCGTATAAAGTTGTTGTGGCTGAACTATTGGTAAGAGTTACATTGCCAGTAGAATTAATCTTCCCATTTAAAATATTGTTAACAACATTCGATATTTCTCGTGGTGTTCCGCCATTTACAGGTAAGTTTAAATAACTCATCGTTTACCTAAAGCCTGCAAGTCTAGTTCATATCCTGATATTTTCTCAAACGATCCTTGTTCAGAATTGTCTATATCAAACTGAATAGTGTGAAATCTTCCATTAGATCTCGATGGTATAAAGCCCTCATTATTTAAAGTGCCTGCTGTTCCATTTGTAAAAGGGCTGTCAAGACCTACAAGATTTGCCATAGTATTTCTTGACTTTAATGTGACTGTTATGTCGCCACCATCAAAGTAAGGATAAATACGATTTATGTTTGTCAGCCTGCCAGTCGCAAACTCTTTTTCACCCAACACTAATTGTGCAGGAAGAGAATTACCTTCACCAAAGAAAGCTATTTTGTTGTCTTTAGCACCACCAAAAACAAACTGTCCGCCTCTAAAAGCTCTACTATCTAATGACAATTCAAGATCATCTATAGATGAATTTACATTATCTAAGGCTTCTAATGTGTATGCAGGAGTTTGGAAACTGCCCAACATATCATGTGTCACTTCTGCTAAAGACCATCTTTTAACAGCATAATTGTAGAATAATATTCTATCGGGATTGCCATCACCAGTTGGATAACCCCACGCAACTATACTTCTTGTAGGGTCTATACTTGCTGTTATTCTATCCGCATTTGATATCTTTAAATCATCATAGAAAAATTTATTTACCTTCTCAGCACCGATTGGAATACTTTGCTGTCCATTCCAAAAATAGAAGCCATCCTCCGCTAAATAAAATATTTCTGAAGGGCTAAGACTTGCATATGCACCCTCAAAGGCTAATCCTCTGCCAGTCTCCACAGTATCAAACTGAAATATTAATGGGCTACCAACATAAGTCATTCTGACAATAGCATTATCCATAAATATAATGCCATATTCACCGCCAACTAAACCTTTTACATGACCCTGATCAGGTATCTCCTGAAAGTCTGACTGATCAGTTCCCGCTGTCCAACTTGTCTCATCATTGATAGCTGACCATGTAACTCTGCTCTCACCACCTGAATAACCAGTAACGACAAAGTCTCGAACAACTGCCACATATCTTGCTTGCGGTGCTGTAGCAGATAGATCGGCAAATTGTGTGCCTCCTGAAGCTATGAATTGCAGTCTTTGTGATGTATCTCCTGCAACAATAATTTTATTGCCGAATGAACAAAAGTTCCAATACTGGTCAACTCCTAAAGTGTAACCGCCAGTTTTTGACACATCGTCTAATTGGCTTGTGACAGAATTAAATTTGTATAGTTTGCCTGCATCGCCTGCAAATAATTCTACTCCCCCGCTACTATCTTTTTTAGAGAATATGCCTTGCAGTCTTGCATCTCCTGCTAAAGAAAAATCACTTAGATTTTTAACAGCAGAATATCCGACAGCAGAAGGAATTACATTCTTTGCCACCTGAAGTGGACTTGCTATAGCCTGCTGATCAGGTAACCATTCACCAAAATCTATCATTGCCTAAACCAAACCTCACTTCCAACATTTTGAGTTGTCCATACTTCTGAGCCAATATTCTGTATTGCCCAAACCTCTGATCCTTCTTCAGCCTCAGACCAATCTTCTCCAATTATCTTTGCGACTACATTTGCAGTTGCTGATACTAAAGAACTTACAGAAGCATTAACTTCATAATTAGGTGTAGATGTAGCACTTACTGAAGTTGCCACCGAAGCACTTGCTAAAACAATCACATTTGCTGTAGCGGTAGTTGTTGAAATTGTTTCTGCAATAACTGTAGGTTGCTGTATTCTTACAGATGATCCTGACGCAGTAGCACTAACACTACCATTTGCAATAACTGTAACTTCATAATTAGCGGTAGCTGATACAGTACCAATTGAAGCTGAACTTGCTGTGACTAAAAAGACTGTATTTGCAGTCGCTGTTACAGTTGAGGCAGTCGATGCACTCGCACTAGCAACTTGTATTCTTATAGCACTAGCACTAACACTGGCTGATACTGAGGCTGTCGCACTTGCCTCATGTAATGTTAGATTATCTAACTGTTCAAGTGTGCCATAACTATCAAGAGCATCAATGCTTCCCCAACTATCTAGCTGTTCTAAGGTAGCCATAATAAACCCTTAATCAGCAGAAATTGTTAATGAACCACTTGCTACTTTTAAAATATCTCCACTTGCTATGACTTTAGATGATGTAAACGCACCATGAAACAAAAGGTTGCCTGAACTACTTGCATCAAAAATTGCCCAATGCGACACTGTTCCCCATGAGCCAGTTGCAGGGTCAAACTCAACACTTGCATTGCTTGATATAGAACCGCCTGAAGCAGAAGCAAAAGTGATAGCTTTTCTTGAGTAATTATTACCAGTTAATTCTGTGCCTGAATTATCATCGGCAAAACTTCCAGTAGATAATCCTAAATAAACTGTTGCGGGAGCAGACGTTGATGCTGTTCCAGTAAAGTGATCTAGAAATTTAAGTTCTAGATAATCTGACATTGCTGACATTTATTTCTCCTATGATGCAGACGATGATTGTTTTGCGTAGATTGATGATATGTGCAAAGCACCAGTTCCATAGTGAGATCTTTGTTCGTCTTTTCTGATCTCTTCTATAGATCTTGTGAACTTAGCATCATAAGTTGATGCCCTTTGTTCATCCATTAAGTAGGTATAAGCCTCAACCAATGCCCCTGATAAATAAGCATCAGGGTGACGGGTTAACATCACATTTGTGGCATTGCTGTCTGATAGGGCGGTGAGACTGCCGATATAAATAATTTCGGCTGTATAATTATCATCAGGTATAGGTCTAATCTTTAACTCACCACCTACAATAGAATATGCTGAAGGTCTGCCACTTCCGCCAGTATAGGCAGTGTCTAAGGCTGTCGGGCTTTTATATTCCAATACGACATTTGGAGTTGTGTTTAGCTTGATCTCTCTGACCTCTCTCATATCAGTCGGAAGGGCTATAAACTCATCACCGCTTGCCAATGTTGCAGTCGCTCTTTTTTCCTGATCTCTAGTCTCTAACTCTCTAGATAATCTTGCCTCAGCTAACTGGATAAAGTTAGGGATCTGATCGGTTAAATCAGATCTAGCTAGAAAGTTTGCTACCGCAGTTTTTAATTCTGAATATGTTGATATGCTCACATCGAGCCTCCGCCAGTTCTAAAAAATCTGTTATCACTATCGTTAAGCCACTGCTTCCACTTCTTAGAGGCTTCAGGGTTATCTTTTGGATCTCCAAACTTTTTCATAAGTTCTAGATATAAATTGTTTGGTATCTCGGCAACGTGTTGCCAGTGTCTTTGCGTGTTACCAATCATAGATCCTTTTTCGTAGTTATTTGATTTTCTTTTGTTGGCTTCCAAAACCGCTTTGATATGCTGTTTTGTCTCGATGGTGTAAGTGCCATCGTTGTTGTCATGCCAAAAAGTTTCTTTCTGCGAATATGGATTACTTGATAATAGTCTAGACATTGTTTCCCCTATAAATAGAAAGGGCGAAATTAATCGCCCTCTCTTCGCTAGTTATTAAGCACCTGATAAACCAATAACCGCACCATGTGCTTTAGGTGCTGTTGGCATCAAGACAAACTCAGTGATGATCTGCTCTTTGATTGCATCACCAGTTCTTGCTAATGTTGTCTTTGTAAAGTTTCTGCCATTGAGTGTGCCGATCTTTATGTGATCAGGATCAACAACAAATAACTTGTCATTAGACATAAATCTTGAAGGTGTTAACTCAAGAGTTCCAAAGTCTGTTAAGTAAACAGAAGTTGCACCCACAAATGAAGGGGCTTGACCCTGAGTTGTGTTCACCTGATTTGTTACAAGATTTGTTCCTGCTTGTGATAAGTCAGAAATGTTAGCTTTGTTTGTTGCATCACAAACTAAAACTCTCGGCTTACCGCCATCTTGCCATGCCTGAGTTACGGCATCGTCAATTTTGGCTAATGTTAAAGCCTCTTCAGTTCCAGTTAAATCTGCAACATCAGAACCATCACCAGTACCAAATGAAATGTCAGCAGGATCTGCTGATCCATTTGTCATCCATGTTACTAATGTAGCTGTCTTACGAGGCTCAGAGCCTGACTTAGCTACGTTAAGATCACCGACAATCTTCTCGATGTCTCTTCTTAACTCAAGTCCTTTTAACACTGATTGATCATTTTGTGTTCGCTCTAGTTCGCTAATCTAGAACCGCCCTTTCGGACTGCTATATATTTCTATATAGATCAGACTATATCATCACTTTGCTGAGAAAGTGTTGGGTGCTTCCACTCGCTTGAGTGTACTCCTTGCGGATAGTCGTTGAACCTTCCTCTACTGAGGCTCGGCTTCTGATTACCTTATCTTTTGACTTAGGCTTTCCAGAAATTCTCCCAATTTATAGTACGCTATTTCAGTGTATAGTTAACGCACTTTCTTTTGCCCTGCCAGCTTTGTCTACAGACTCAAGGGTGCCACTTATAGCAAAATCTTTTCCTGCTATTTGTGTGTAGTTGTTAAGTCTGGTGGTACTGGTGGGTGTACTATATGTAGCATCCGCCCCTTCAGAAAGACTGTTTTGTCCTGCTGAAGCTAGTTCCTGAACTTGCCACTCAACGAGTGTGCCATTCACTGTTTCTTTCTTTGCTAGTGAAAAAATTGGAGTTTCATCACTATCGATTTTATAAATACATTGTGTTCGCCTGAGGTCGTTAATCTCAGACCGATCTTTCGATCAGCTTATAGTTTCCTATAAGATCAGACTATATCTTATCCCTATTAGGGTCTATGCACTTCCATCTACTTAGATGTACTTCCTTTCGGAATAGTCGTTGCACCTTCCTGATAAATCAGGCTTGGATCAGGATTGCCCTCGTCTTGACGTTAGGGGTTTCCCTGAGTTCACATAGTTTATTTTGACAGATTACTCTGAAAGGACACTATCTAATTAATGTCCGCAAGTTGTTCTTTCTCACCTACGGCTACCGCAGTCGTCATAGTCGCCATTTAAATTTCTCCTTTAGGCTGATCTGTTTAAAAGTAGTTCAACAGCACCTTCTACTGTGCTGTTATTATTAAAACGTTTCATCATGTCCTGATTACGTTTTGATACAACTTCAGACTTTGTTTTCGGAGATCCTGCTTTAACCATTTTAGGGGCAGTCTTAACCTTCTTTTTGGCTTGAGTTTTGCCACCCATTAACTCATCATACAACATTGCCTTCCTCAAAGTTACAATAGCTCGATGATCACTTGCCTGAGCAATTTCATCATCGGTGTAACCCATGTTGGATTTAGCATATGAGATTACTTTTGATCTCTCAGCTTCCCTGACTTTTTCATCTCTCCATGTAGGTATCTTATCAAGCATCGTATCAAACTCAGTCTTTAGGTGATTTTGATATTGTGCTTGTACTTCCGCCTGCTGTTGAGCTTTTATAGCCTGCTGTTGTTGCTGTACTTTAGCTAAATTATTTTGCTGAATTTGGTATTCTGCGTGAATACTTGCAAATTCCTCATTGGTCTTTGTTCTTCGCAGTTCTTCCCAATTTGGCTCAGGCACTCTTAATGCTTGCTCCAATTGCTGAAGTCCTTCCGCATACTGATCTCTCAACTGCTTCGTTTCGGCACTTTCTGCCTCAATCGCTTTGCTCTTTTGGGAGACTTCGTTCATACGTTTATGAAAAGTCCGCTCTCTCTGATAACCACTTAGAGCCTCTTCCAAAGTTACCTCTGCCTCTTCTCCATCAATCTTGACTTTGTAGAGTTGGACTTCTTCTTCGGCTTCTTCGTAATCATCCTCCTGATCGGTTGTATCTTCTACTTCTTCGCCCTCATCGGAGATATCTTCTTCTAAGACTTCCTCTTGCTCTGTTGTTTCTGATACTTGAGCCTCTTCTTCAGGCTCGTTTACTGCCTCTTCTTGAGGGTTAGCTTCTGCTTCCTCCTGAGGTAATAATCTGTCAATTGCTTCGTTTACTGATATAGAACCGCTCTCTTTCGAGTTTACATTTTCCATAGTTGTTTTCCCTTATTTTATTTTGATTTCCCAATTAGTCTGTCTAATTGAGCCTTAGCAATCCTTCCATTAGCACTAACATTTTCTATTCCTGATTTAAGTGCCTGCAAAGACTGGTAAAGATAGTAGATACGTTCTCGCTCTTCATTGTCCTTTAGTGGTGAGTTTTTCCACACATCTAAAAATTGTTTTTCTAAATTATCAAAGACCTCTATAAAGACTGCGTTCTTGAGTAGAATGTCAGCCTTATTTCCCTTTTCCAGATCTTCTCTTGCACTTCCTTCCTGCATTAAGATCTCCTAAATGGTGTAAATCCACTTAGACCCATTTGGTTTTGGTATGCTGAAGGTCTATAAGCAAACTGGCTGATAAAGTTCTGATTGGCTTTATTAAAGTCAAAACCGCTTGGCACATTCATCGGTGCTTTATCTAAACTTGTTGCCCTATAATAAGCCTCACTAGCAGGAAATGGATTAGGGTTATTTGGTCTATTTGGTCTTGTTGTGTCTAACCTACAAGCCTGCAAATCGTTATCAAACCTATAGCCATCAGGACATACTGGCTGACCGCTAACTGGATTAGTTGTGGCAGGCTTTATCGGCTCAGTTTCTCCACCGCTCATATTATTCATACCGCCAAAACTCATTTCTGAAGGTGAAGTGTTACTAAAAATACCATACCCATCGACAGCACCAGTAGGACTTCCCATACCTATCCCAAAACCAGTTGTGCCCGTTACCTGACCGCCTGAGTATGTTGGGGTATAGCCCATATTAATATTATCAATTGTGTTTTGTGCCCCCATCTTGCTTATGTTATTTAGAACAGCACCTAAAGGGGTAGGGATGTTTGGAAACATTCCTTTTTGAGCCATATTATTTACATTTGACATAGAAGTCATTTGATCGGCTGTTGTAAAATCGCTTACATCAGTTGGGTTGGCGAAGCCAGTTACACTGTCAGGAGAATATCCAGTTGTGCCAATAGATGCCATTGCTTGATCAGATAATCCTGATTTGGTCATATTGGCTAACCCAATATTTAAACCTAAATTTTGTAATCCAGTTTGCTGTATATCAAATGGATCTATAGCTTGAGCAGAAAAATTTTGTGCATTTGGATAACTAAAATTATCCATGTTGCTAAAATTGTCTTGAGCATTTGTATTCACTGATACATTTTGTTGGTCGGCTACTGAACTGTCTAGACCCATATCGCTAGAACTATCATTGTTACTGGAAGTATCGCTTACACTGGCTTGAGCAGAGACATCATCATCCATACCCATAGAACTGCTATCTCCTCCACCACCTCCGCCACCATCATCAGATCCAAAGCAATACATTGACTGCTCTATAAGATCGGCAGGATCAAATCCCTCAAGTAATTTTTTTATTTGAAAACGCATAGCCATTTTTCCTTTTTGATGGTCTGTACCATTGACCTTTTACATTTGCCCCATAGGTCTTTGTGATAAACTCCCTC